ATGGGATTGTTTTCCCAAGAAACGTGAATATGAAAAGTTTGGCAAAACTGCTACCACCTATGACTTTATAGGTCGTGTGCATATAGATAGCCTCGAACTGTATCGCAAGTACACCTATGAAGAACGCCATACATATCGATTAGATGCTATTGCTGAATACGAACTGGGTCAGAGAAAGACTCAGTATGAAGGCACACTGGATCAATTGTATAACAACGATTTTAAAACATTCGTTGAATACAATATCAACGATTGTAAACTGCTAGATGACCTAGATAAGAAACTGAAATTCATCGACTTAGCTAATACAATTGCACACGAAAACACAGTGTTGTTAGCGACTACCATGGGTGCGGTGGCTGTAACTGAGCAGGCTATCATTAATGAAGCTCATCGCAGAGGTATGATAGTTCCTAATCGCAAAAAGATGGAAGAACACGGAGACACACAAGCTGCCGGTGCATATGTAGCATATCCCAAGAAAGGCATCCATGAATGGATCGGATCGCTGGATATCAACAGTCTTTATCCGTCGGCAATTCGTGCGTTGAACATGGGTCCAGAAACTATCGTAGGACAATTACGTCAAGATGGAACCAAAGACTTTGTTGCTGCAGAAATGGCCAAGGGAAAATCATTTGCGTCAGCTTGGGAAGGTATATTTGGTAGTCTTGAGTATTCCGCAGTGATGAATCGAGAAGTAGGACGTGAAATCAATATAGACTGGGAAGGCGGCGGATCAGATACCTTGAGTGCTGCACAAGTATATGATCTTATTTTTGAAAGTAATCAACCTTGGGTGATTAGTGCAAATGGTACTATATTCACTTACGAAAACGAAGGTGTGATATCAGGACTTCTAGCTCGTTGGTACAAAGAACGTAAAGAAATGCAGGCCAAACTTAAAGACTGTATTCAAGCAGGCAACAAGATTGAAGAAGAGTATTGGGACAAGCGACAGTTAGTCAAGAAGATTCTATTAAACAGTTTGTATGGTGCAATTTTAAATCCAGGCTGTAGATTTTTTGATAACAGGATCGGACAGTCAACTACACTAACTGGTCGTCAAATTGCCAAACACATGGCATCAAAAGTTAATGAAATTATTACCGGAGAATATGATCACATAGGTAAAGCGGTCATATACGGTGACACAGACTCTTGTTATTTTTCAGCGTATGCTACACTGAAAAAAGACATTGAGAAGAATCTGATTCCCTGGAACAGAGAATCAGTCGTTGAACTTTATGATACCATAGGAGAAACAGTCAATGGCACATTTGTCAAATTCATGCAGGAGGCATTTCATGTCCCTCGAACCAGAGCTGAGGTCATCAAAGCAGGTCGCGAAATTGTTGCAAGCAAAGGACTGTTCATCACTAAAAAACGATACGCAGTTCTCTACTATGACAAAGAAGGTAAGCGAGCAGACACAGAAGGCAAACCAGGCAAGATCAAAGCCATGGGTCTTGACCTCAAGCGTTCAGATACCCCAGTTGTTATACAAGACTTCTTGAGTGAAGTATTGACTAAAGTGCTTACTGGCGTTTCGAAAGAAGAGATACTGCAATATATCACTGATTTCCGCACAGAGTTTAAAACTCGTCCGGGTTGGGAGAAAGGTTCACCTAAACGTGCCAACAATATCACAGAGTACGCTGCCAAAGAAAAGAAAGCAGGCAAGACCAACATGCCTGGTCATGTCAGAGCTAGTCTAAATTGGAACACTCTCAAGCGTATGATGGATGACAAGTACTCCATGCAGGTAGTAGATGGTATGAAAGTGATTGTATGCAAGATCAAAGACAATCCTATGGGGTATACTTCTGTAGCCTATCCTGTAGATGAACTGAGATTGCCACAGTGGTTCAAAGATCTGCCTTTCAACGATGCGGAAATGGAAACCACAGTCATAGATGAGAAGCTAGGAAACCTTATTGGTGTTCTCGAATGGGACATCAGTTCAACAAGGTCGGATAACACATTCAACAAATTGTTTGATTTTGAGTGATTACTAGGTTGCTTTTCACTCAAGATCTAAATATAATCTTAATATACAGGAGAATTCTCAATGAAAGATATACTACAAGACATTGTCAGTCACACACAAAACCTTGGCTTCTTGACCACTGTCAAGGTCACAGGCACAGACAAAGGTACCACTGTTAATTCAATGGCAGATGATCGATCAGTGATCATGGAAGCGGAAACTGCTGCTCCATATCCAGATATGATTGGCGTATTTGGCATGCCGCAACTGAACAAGTTGAAATATCTGTTGGAAGGTGCAGAATACAAAGACGGTGCAAAGATCAGTATCACTACAGCAGAACGCAATGGCGAAACTATGCCAGTGGGCCTACACTTCGAAAACAAAGACGGTGACTTCAAGAACGATTATCGTTTTATGAATCAAGAAATCATCAACGAAAAGATGAAGACTGTGAAATTCCGTGGCGTCAAATGGGATGTAGAAGTAGAACCCTCCGTGGCTGCTGTGCAGAGGTTTAACTTCCAAGCAGGCGCTAACTCAGAGCATCCTACATTTCTTGCTAAAACAGACGGCGGCAACTTGAAGTTCATCTTCGGCGATGCTTCAACACACGGTGGTGAGTTTGTATTTGCTCAGAATATTGCAGGAAAACTCGATCGTGGCTGGACTTGGCCAGTTACTCCAATCCTAAGCATTCTTAAGATTGCAGATGTTAATAATACAAAGATGAGTTTGAGCAACGAAGGCGCTATCCAGATCACTCTAGACAGCGGACTTGCTACTTACAAATATATCATTCCCGCACAAGCAGCCTAAATATGATCAAAGGTCTACAAGGTATATCAGGCATTACGGTCAGTGGCGGCAATACTGCCCTACCGTATGTTGGTCCAAATATCAATAATCCAATAACTGGAATGCTACGTATTAACGGTACAGAGATGGAAGTATTTAACGGTAGCAGTTGGCAAATGCTATCTACCAGTTATGCCACTGTGGGCCTAGATCAAGATACACAAGACTTATTACTATGGGCACGTAAACGGCGTGATGAAGAATCAAAATGGTATTCCCTTGCATCATCCAATGAAGCAGTACGTATAGCATTAGAACAGTTAGAACAGGCAAAAACAAGATTAGAACTTACAGCAATTTTATCGAGAGACCATGAAACAACCAATTGACCTAACACCATTACAAAGAGACTATGCTGTATATCTGCCAGCTATTAGTAGTTTCTATTCAACCTACGTTGCTAAACAGCGACTAGAAGAATTTGTACCCAACGATCGTATTCCTCAAGGATTTGATCGCGGCATCGAAGGAATGAACTTTCTAAACCCAGAACAAGGCTACTTCTATTACAAGTATGCGCTATATTCAGCGGGTCATGCACAGTTAGATCTTGAAAAGAGCATGGATCAAGAGTCTATGATACAGCAGCGTGATAGATCAAAGACTATGATCCTTGGAGATTCAGGCGGTTATCAAATCGGTAAAGGTGTTCTCAAGTTCGATTGGTTAAATTTTGAAGGTGCAGAAGCCAACAAGACTCGTAAAAAGATTCTTGAGTGGCTGGAACTAACTGCTGATTGGTCTATGATGTTGGACGTGCCGACTTGGGCCTGCGATCATATTCACAGTCCAAAGACTGGGTTAAAAACATTTGAAGATTGTTTAGAAAAAACCTGCTTCAACAATGACTACTTCCTGCAGAATCGTCTAGGTCAAACTAAATGGTTGAACGTGCTGCAAGGATCGGACTGGGATACTGCTGAGAAATGGTATGATGGTGTAAAAAAGTTCAGTGATCCCGCTGGCAAATATGCTGGTAAGGAAGCAGAAGGTTGGGCGTTTGGTGGTGCTAATATGTGTAAGATGGATATCACACTCAAGCGTCTCATGACCATGCGTGATGAAGGCATGCTTACAGGAAAGAACTGGATTCACTTCTTGGGCACCGCACAGTTAGATTGGTCATGTTACCTAACACAGATACAAAGACAGATACGCAAACACATCAACCCAGAGCTCACAATCAGCTTTGATTGTGCATCACCGTTCATTGCCACTGCACATGGATTAGTATACACCAATGCACAACATACCAATAAGCGTTGGTCAGTTATCATGGACAAGGCTCCAGATAACAAAGGTCTTTCAGGAAGCGATATTCCGTTTCCTTTTGAAAGTGAATTTTCAAGCCGCTTGACAATGGGTGACATTGCATATTATGATTATGGTGTTAGAAAGAGCGATCAAGAACTTAATGGTAAAAAATTCGATCATCTAGACCCTGAACACTATCATACTGTACCTAAACTAAACAAATTAGGTAAGATACCAAATAAAACTTCTTGGGATAGTTTTGCCTATGCGTTAATGATGGGACACAATGTAGAATGTCATATCAAAGCAGTACAACGTGCTCAACAGTTGATGGATATCGAATGCACTAGATTTAATCCAGATTGGCGTACATGGGGTATTGAAGGCAAGAAAGAAATTGAATTCAGTGACTGGGTACCACGTAAGATCCTATACTTCAACAACTTTATCACTGAGCTATTCGATACCAAAACCAAAGAAGAAGCCTTTCAGATGATCGAGACTGCTGGACAATTCTTAAAGAGCCTTGAAGGTGCAAGACTACAAGGTGGCCCCGCTGCTAATGAATTTAATAACCTATTTGATTTTGGAGATGGCAAGAAGTCTGGAGAGATTGACTTTGCAAATCCAGACGATGACGATTTAAACAGTTTGGTTGTAGAATAAGGAGACTGTATGTATCAAAATAAAATTAAGCATTTAGAAGAAGCTCACCGAGTTTTGAACAAACAAATAGATACTATGGAACGAACAGGTATCTATGATGACCTAAAAATAGAAGAATTGAAGAAACAGAGGTTGCGTTTAAAGGACGAAATTGTTATACTTAAACACAAGCACGAAGCAATAATGCAAGAAGCACAGGCACAACAACAAGCAAAACGAAATGGATCCTAATTATGAAATGCGATACATGCGGACTGGAGATTACAATTGACTGCGATTGGCAACAAGGTCGATGTCCCCATAGACCTCCAATGTTAACTGATTATCATTTTCGATATCTCAATTTATTCAACTCAATTAAAAACTGGTTTAAACGATGAAAAGAAACTATGAATCCGGTGTTGCAGACACAATCACGTTCTTCACAGGCATAGAGATCGAACATACACCTGCACATGGCATGCGAACTCTGTTTGTTGTAGGGGAACATGATCCATACGTAATCATGGAACTGGCTCGAAATCACAAATGCGAACACATCTACTTTGGTGCTAATCAAAGTTTTAAAACTCGAGGTATAAATGATTCTGAAACATGGCGTCCATGGGAGAATATGATCTATGTTTGCCTTGATGCAGAAGATGGATTTTGGTGTACTCTAGACTTCGACGTTAGTGAAACGGAAGGATTACTCGAAAGCGGTCTTACCGAAAAGCGTAGATTTATTCCGCAAATTAGTGTAAAATTACCTTATCTAAATCAACTAGGTTATAATGCTACATTGAAGATCGATGACAAAGATTTTGCAGCAACTAATCCTGGGGTATGGTGCCATAACCTACAGGACCTTCTAGGAAGAGATCGCTTTACAGATTGGGATCAATATGGCAAAGATGAGATCATCAAATAATGGGAACTGTAGGTTACTCAACTATGTCTAGTGCTAAACAACAAGCAATTAGACCTACCCGCAAAGTTAAAAGGAAAGAAATGAAACTGACATTCAAACAGCGTATTCGCAATTGGTTGAACCGCGACGAGTATGAACAAGATATTCCCCAACTTGTAGAAACAGACAGACTTTCTAGCGAAGGTATGCGTCTACAGATTTATAAAGCCAGTGGTGGATATGTTATCGAAACTCGCAGTTATGATCATCATAAAGATCGCCATCATAACAGTATGCACGTTATTACCGAAGAGCAAGATCTCGGTGATGCTCTAGGTAAAATCGTAATGATGGAGGCACTGAAGAGATGAAACATTCCGATCTAAATATCAAACGTATTACTGTAAAAGAAAATCCTGCTTTTAGAGTTCGTGTAGAATCTTGGGAATCTGTGAGTCCTAAAGGTCTATTGGCCGTTGACATCATTCAAGAATGTCTCGACGACGGAGCAGTCACAGAATCTAGTTCATATAACTTCCATATGACTAGAAATGAAATCGAAACTCTTTGCAAAGGATTAATGTCAATATGATTATTCGTCAAGATCAACGACCTAACAAAATGATTTGGGTTACTTTCCGCAAAGAAGGCATGCATCGTTACCCAGCGGCCGCCACAGATCCTAATCTAGCCACAGGCGATGAATATGATGTATCGTTCCTTGCCAACGAACATCGTCACATCTTTCACTTCCGTGTTTGGATTGGTGTTACACACAATGATCGTGATATTGAGTTTATTCAGTTCAAAAGATGGTTGGAAAATCTATACAAAGATGCTATACTAAGTTTAGATCATAAAAGTTGTGAGATGATGTCAGATGATTTGTATGACAGCATCAGCAAGAAGTATCCAGGTCGCGAGATCTGGATTGAAGTCTCCGAAGATGGAGAAAACGGTTCATTCATCAAATATTAAGAGGAAATGATGATTAAAAACTACAGGGACTACAGGTACTTTGAAAATCGTCCTGACGTTGTAAAAGTGTGGGAAGACCTTGAGGCCTACCACGATTGGTGCAGATTTCAACTCTGCGATTTCAACCCCGCTGATCTCTATCGCAGAGATTCACAGAACTACGGTTCGTACCTTGCCAGCAGACGTCCAAGACGTCCGTACCAAGGCAATAGACCACAGTTTCAAAAGAGAGGCGTATAAATGGCACGAGTTTTCCTTGTTGACCTCGAGTCAGTAGAAACACGATACACAGGTCAGTGGAAAACTCATGTGCCTAATCTCCTACGAAAGGCAGGACACAATGTTCAAATTATCGCTGGTTCTACGGACATTCCTAGTGCTACCACTCCTGGTGCTTTTCTTAATTTTGGTGGCACCAATATATACAAGTCTAGTCAAGTTGAGCAGATGGGCCGGTTATTTTGTAACGGAGCCGTTCATCCCGGCGATCACTTTATCTTTACTGATGCTTGGCATCCTGGTATCATAAACTTAAAGTACATGAGTGAGTTGTTGGGTATTCCTGTAACTACACATGGCTTATGGCATGCTGGCAGTTATGATCCACAGGACTTCTTAGGACGTCTTGTTGGAGATAAGCCCTGGGTACGTCATGCAGAGAAGAGTTTCTACCACGCTTTTGATCACAACTACTTTGCCACAGACTTTCACATAGAAATGTTTGGTATAAATTTGTTAGGATTAGACAAAGAAACATTGGATCATACTCATGTTCAAAAACAGAAAGTAGTACGTAGTGGCTGGCCTATGGAGTATATGACTGATACTCTGCTGATGTACAAGAACATGCCCAAGCGTGACCTTATATTGTTTCCTCATCGTATTGCTCCTGAGAAGCAGGTTGAAATCTTCCGCGATCTAAAAGAACACTTACCTCAATATGAGTTTGTTGTTTGTCAAGATCAACAACTAACAAAAAATGAATACCATAATTTACTAGGTGAAGCTAAAATGGTGTTTTCAGCTAACTTACAAGAAACACTAGGCATCAGTTGGTACGAAGGTGCTATTGTAGACGCAATACCATTAGTTCCAGATAGACTCAGCTATAGTGAAATGGCCTTTGATACTTTTAAATATCCCAGTATGTGGACTGAGAGTTATGATGCATACACTGTGTATCGTCCAAATCTATGTCATTTAATTATAGAACATATGGCCAATTATCAAACACGTCTACCAACCCTAAATAAACAGGTAGATGCATTAAAAGAAAACTTTTTCAGTTGTGATCAATTGTTAAAGATGTTAAACTAACTATTAAAATGACATCCACGTCATTAACTCGGAGAAACTCAATTGACAGATAAAAAAGAAACAGGCCTGGACGCAATGGCAGGCGATGGCGGATATTCAGAAGGATATCTTGGTGGGCTTATTCGTAGTAAAATGAAACGTGAAGGTAGACGCTTCTGGGCCGGAGACAACATCAGCGAATACATATCAGATGTTACAAAAGATAAACTAATAGACGAAGCCACTGTGGCATTTGAAGGTGTACTGGACGCACTGCTAATTGATCGTGAAAACGATCCTAATAGCAAAGGCACTGCTCGCCGATTAGCAAAAATGTACTTTAACGAAATAATGGCAGGAAGATATGAACCAGCACCAGAAGCAACAGCATTCCCTAATGACAGCACAGATCGGTACGAAGGTATGTTGGTGGTTAGAAGTGAGCTTCGTAGTATATGTAGTCACCATCACCAGCCTGTATCTGGGGTGGCTTATATTGGAATTATTGCGGCACAGAAACTTATTGGGTTAAGCAAATACACAAGAATTGCTCAGTGGTGTGCTAGGCGCGGTACATTACAAGAAGAACTTTGTAATGACATTGCTAACGAAATTATGGCAGCAACTCAAAGCAAAAACGTAGGTGTATACATTCAGGCTGTACATGGTTGCTGCGAGAATCGTGGTATTATGGCGCATAGCAGTCTAACGCAAACCACAGTACTAAAAGGTGCGTTTAAGGAAGATGGGAATACAAAGAAAGAGTTCTTTGACAATATTAAACTACAACAGGAGTTTGCACCACGATGATGTACATTACAAACATAACAGGCGAAATCAAACTGCCCTGGGAACCAGGGCTGTTGGAGTGGTTGCAGGAAAATTATCCTGCATCAAAATATTATATAAAGGAAATATAAAATGAGACAACAATTAATTGCTGCCAGCAAATTGCACTATCGCGCACATATTGAAAAGCATAGAATCAACGTGGAAGTGATATTGAACAATCCAACTGCTATACACGATCACAGTGATATCATGGAAGCTATAGAAAAAGAAGTAGCACAGATAGCAGAATATGTAGACAAGTTGGAAGTTATGGAAAAATATTTCAAGGAATAATCATGCAAACACGAGTCAAAGACAATCCTCAAGAAATTGGTAAATGTGGTTGCGGTCGATCTCCTACAGGCAAATGTATTGGATGGCACGGTCTTCCAGAGGACATATATAAACATAGATTAATGATGTATATGGAAGATCAAATGAGAGACGATGACGACGAACACAATAACATTATTCGAGGACAGCAATGACCACGGCTAAAGAACACACTGACAATTTGATTTTTCGCATGAAAAATCTGCAGGAGTTTGTGGTTGAACGCGATTGGTGTGACATTCCTGCCGGAGTTGTTAAGTTTAACATTCAGCACACGCAAGGTGACTTAGCAAGAATATTTGTACATGCTCTCACTCAAGAAGAAGCTGAACAGATGGTAGACGACTGGTTTAGTGAGGGAGTAGAATAATGTTGTTTGCTCTTGGATTGATTGTTGGTGCTATATTAGGCATTATAATCTGGATATGGATTCGTAGATTATGATGATTTTTAAACCTCTGCGTGATGACCTAATGGTACAACAACAAGTCGATGATGCCTGGCAGCATTTCGTTGGTGTGATCATGTTGAATCAAACTGGCCGAAAAGCAGTAAAAACTACATTGCCAGAATTCCTATATTGGTTTCCCACAGCACTATCGTTGTTACACGCAGACGAAGAGTTTGTCAAAAGCATTATCCAACCGTTGGGTATGGTAAATGTTCGGTATAACCGTTTGATTAGAATGAGCCAAGACTACTTGACTTGGGACGGAAATGATGCTACAATGTTATATGGCATTGGCAAATATGGTTCTGATTCATATGAGATCTTTTACAAGCAGAATTATTCCGTACAGCCAACTGATAAAGAACTGATACGATATCTCAAGGAAGAAATCAATAATGATTTTGAAACTGCTTGAACGACTAGGCCGTAAACGGATTATTTTTGATCGTGTGCATAATGAACCGTATTTAGAAAGGTATTATCTGTTTCTTAAAGAAAGACAGAATTTTCCTTTCAATATATTTCTACACAAATTCCTAAAAGGTGATCCAGATGATGTACATGATCATCCGTGGCCTTATGCTACATTAATCTTACAAGGCGGTTATTATGAATGGACTCCCGTATTTGATTCTGCGGGAAAACAGATCAGCGAGACACAGCATTGGCGTGGACCTGGTCATTTTCGCATCTGCAGGTCCAACAGTTATCATAGAATTGAATTAAAACCAGGCGTTACTGCCTGGACACTGTTTATGCCAGGACCTCATCGTCGTGAATGGGGATTTTTAGTCAACAATAAATGGATACAGCACGAACAGTATCTCAAGGATAGACATGAACAAGCTGCCAATAACATATGATCAATTGACTCACATGGTCAATAAAATTTGTAGAAACATATTATTAAGTGATTGGCGACCAGATTACATAGTAGGTATTACTCGCGGTGGTTTAATTCCTGCAGTGATGATCAGTCAATATCTCAACGTTCCTATGCATGCATTAGGGGTGAGTCTCAGAGACAATGATGCTGCAGAATCTAATCTGTGGATGGCCGAAGATGCGTTGGGTCCGCAGAGCAAACATAGATTATTAGACGTTGAAGGCACAGACACAGCCAATGATTTATCGGATCAAGCATCGACCTATAAAAACATTTTGATCGTAGATGATATCAATGATACTGGGGCTACATTAGATTGGATCGTCAACGATTGGCAAAGCGGTTGCTTTCCGAACGATCCATCCTGGGACGAAGTATGGAATAATAATGTGAAGTTTGCTGTGATCGTAGATAATCTTGCCAGCAAATGCAGTGTTAAGATGGACTATACAGGTATGGAAGTCAACAAGGCTGAAAACAATGTATGGATTGATTTTCCCTGGGAAGAATGGTGGTCAAAATGATCGATGTCAAGATAAAACTACACTGTACCGATAACGGCAAAGACGTAGATGCGCATGTATTAAATTATCGACCAAAAGCACTGTTAGAAGTAGCATTTCAAACACTAAAGATACGCATGGTGTATAAAGAAAACACTCGTGTATTTTTTGGTAGCATAGGTGGTCGTGAGTTTGTGATCAAGGAAGATGACCTTCCAAAAGAGCGCAAGGATTTTCAAAGATGAAAATTGCGCAAAAAATCATAGAATCTGAACCAGCCTGTATAGATGATAGTGTTAACGCACCTTGGACTGATCTCGAAATTGAAGATTTTCATGTCAAGGTGTTCAGTGATGCGTATCCAGTCACTCCTGGACATAAATTATATGTGCCTCAATATAATAACGTTGATGTTCTCAAAGACGCTGTTATGGATGCTGTATCTCGAGGACTCGAAGGTATAGAACACGGAGAATGGGATGGATTTAATGTAGGGATGAATGTAGGCACTGCTGCTGGACAAACCTGTGCTTGGCCTCATGTACATCTTATTCCTAGGCGACAAGGAGACATGGAAGATCCTAGGGGCGGTGTTCGACATGTGATTCCAGAACGAGGTAATTACAAAAAATGGTAACTGTGCATATACCGTGGAATCCTAGGGCAAATAATGTTACCCTCTGGAATCAAATCACAGCATCGATTATGGAACGATTTGGTCTTCCAGGTTATAAGTATACTACAGAAATCACAGAGGATTATATGGATTTTCATTTTCGAGACGATCACGAAGGATTGATCTGTCAACTGTTAGTCAGCGATTACATATGAAAGATATCTCGATAGTGATTGCTATATTTTTAGCTGTGTTTATTTTAGTAATTGTCGATTGGGACAGCCCTAATGGCAAATGGATTAACTGCAGAGATGTAGATTTTCTGCCCGATGTACCTCCCGAAGTACGTGCAGAGTGCAGAAAAATAATCAAAGACCGATTAGATCAACAACGTGATCAAGAACAAGATAAAGCAAAGGTAAGAACATGAGTACATGGACACTGACTGTAGAAGAAGATCCCGAAAACGGAGATTGCATATTGACATTCCCACCTGATCTTCTAGAACAAGCAGGTTGGAAAGAGGGCGATACATTGACTTGGATTGATCAAGGAGACGGCTCTTGGCTTTTAGAGAAAAAGAGTGTATAATAAATCATGAGTAAAATTAAAATTGCAGAGCTGTTTTACAGCATACAAGGTGAAGGTCGTTACATGGGTGTTCCTAGTGTGTTCTTACGCACATTCGGCTGTAACTTCAAATGTGCAGGCTTTGGCATGCCTAGGGGTGAGTTAAGCACCGAAGCTGAAGACCTAGGTCAAGTCGCTCACATGTTTAACAAATATGAAGACTTGCCGTTAGTTAGTACAGGTTGTGACAGTTATGCATCGTGGCATCCAGACTTTAAAGATTTATCGCCTATGCTTACTAGTGATGCAATTGTACATCGTATTATGGAAATACTTCCACACCGTCGTTGGGAAGATGAGCATCTTGTTATCACTGGCGGTGAACCTCTACTAGGGTGGCAACGTGCTTATCCGGAGTTACTAGATCATCCTAGCATGGACAGACTTAAAGAGATCACCTTTGAAACAAACGGTACTCAAAAACTTACTCCAGAATTCAAACATTACCTAAGTGCATGGGCTGGACACACGGATGACCACAAAAGAGAAATTACATTTTCAGTAAGTGCTAAACTTCCTTGCAGTGGCGAGAAGTGGGAAGAAGCTATCAAACCAGAAGTTGTTTGTGAATATGAACAAGTTGGCACAGCATACTTAAAATTTGTTATTGCTACAGAACAAGACTTCGAAGATGCCCAACGTGCGACTGAAGAATATCGTGCCGCAGGATTTACAGGGCATGTTTATCTAATGCCAGTTGGTGGTGTAGAAAGCGTCTACGCATTAAACAATAAGAATGTAGCATTACTAGCAATGAAAAACGGCTTACGTTATAGTGACCGGTTACAAGTCCCTCTGTTTAAAAACGAATGGGGTACTTGATGAAGAATGTTAACTATCATTACAGCAATGATAGATATAGTTCTTTGTGGACCTTGAGATTCAAAGGAATCTATATGTCCTTGCGCCGAAACAAAGTAGCAAAAACTTGGCATTTTTATATTAAGAGAATAACCGATTTAGACATTCTAGGTCTATATCATGAAATAGGATGGAAAATAAAATAATGAAAAAATTTATAGAACGATTATTTGGTATTGACAAGATTAGAGCAGAAGCAGAACGATCTATAGTCGTCGCAGCAGAAGCTGCTGAAGCAGCCAAAACAGCCACTGCGGCTGCTGAACGTGCTACAGAAGCAGAAGCACAGGCCAAACTATCACCAAAAGATCGAGCTACTCGAAAAAATGAACCGTGGGTAGGTGTACTAGAAACCCATGTTAATAAAGATAACATCCGTAATGGCTTTTTTGAGCTTGACTGGAATGACCATTTTGTGCTAAAATTAAAGCAAGAGGGATACGGTGAGGACGGAGACAAAGACGAAGAAATCGTAGATCGTTGGTTCCGTGAACTGTGTGCTAATGTAGTAGTCGATGGTGATTTTGGCGGTCCTGTAAACACAGGTTTAATTGATATTAAAACAGTGAAGAAAGATAATCTATGAATTATATCTTAGTCGATACAGCAAACACATTCTTTCGTGCAAGACATGTCATCAACGGTGACGCTGATATCAAGTTAGGTATGGCGTTTCACATCACACTAAACAGTATTCGCAAAGCATGGCAGCAATTCGAAGGCAGTCATGTTATCTTCTGTTTAGAGGGACGTAGCTGGCGTAAAGATTATTATACTCCTTACAAAGCTCAACGTGCCGCTCAACGTGCCGCACACACAGAAAAAGAACAAGATGAAGAAAAAATCTTCTGGGAAGCATTTGATACATTCAAAGACTTTATCGCAGAAAAGACCAACTGCACTGTACTACAAAATCCACAGTTAGAAGCAGATGATTTAATCGCTGGTTGGATACAGAGTCATCCAAATGACAAACATGTGATTATCAGTACGGACACAGATTTTGTGCAATTAATTGCACCTAATGTCACACAGTACAATGGTGTGATGGAACATGTAATCACACACGAAGGAATATTTGATGACAAAGGCAAGCCAGTCATTGACAAAAAAACACAACAACCTAAAGCAGCTCCAAATCCAGAATGGCTGTTGTTTGAAAAATGTATGCGTGGTGATACCAGTGATAATGTCTTCTCAGCGTATCCGGGTGTGCGTACTAAAGGCACAAGCAAAAAAGTGGGTCTTACTGAAGCGTTCGAAGATCGTAAAAGCAAAGGATATGCGTGGAACAATCTCATGTTACAGAGATGGTCTGACCACAACGGTCAAGAACATCGTGTGTTAGAAGATTACGAACGCAATCGTCGACTTATCGATCTAACTCATCAACCAGATAATATCAAAGAGATAATTACGAATACAATTTCCGCTGCTACCGCTGAACAAAAGAATGTGAGCCAAGTTGGTATAAGATTAATCAAGTTCTGTAATCTATGGGATTTGAAAAAGATTGCTGATCAAGCACAGAGTTATGCAGAACCACTCAATGCTAGATACACGAACTCAGAGATTGTGACAGCATGATCACCCCACAGGAGATAGTGATGACAGACATACACGCTAAACCTATCATAGCAAATAAATTTTGGATCGTAGAAGAGAATGGCGAGAAGATTGCCACTCTGAGAAAGGACGATGACAATAGATTTTTCATGAGCAATGAGACAGGAGTAACTATTTACGAAACCAAAGATAGTTTAACTAAACAGTTTGGTAAAAAGTTTTTCACCGTAAAGATTGTCAAAGAGGCCGATACGGCACTGCCTAATGAAGTTCATGGGTATGCTACTAGCACCGAGCCTCACAACGCCATGTTTGATATTCGTAAGAAACTACCACTGTTCACAAAAAGCAGTGATTCAAAAAGTCTATACTGTGCCGGATACTACTGTATCAAATTTGAGAAAGGGTGGGTCAAGAGTTTTTGTCCTAAAAAGATCACCTTAGAACGCTATCCATACCAAGGTCCGTTCAAGACAGAATTAGAGATGAAACAGGTATTAGCCAATGTCACAAAGTAACTTACCAGAAATACTTCCTACAGTACAAAAACTTATTCAAAGAATCAGTGTTGCTGAACGTAGCCAACAGAAAGAAATACGTATTAGTATGCAAGAAGCTAGAGATCTCACTGCAGAATTAGCACTGTTAACAGCTAAACTAGGAAGCACTGTCAGCGAAATACACCAAATGTTAGCGGCAATCAAAGAATCTACTACCCAGATAGACGTGAAATTCGACGGCGGGCAGTTCTAAAAAAGACATAAATATATACGTGGTTAATTAGGAACACGTATATGAGTAGACCCAAGCCAAAAGTTCTTTTAGAGTATGCTAACAAAGAAACCTATAAGATTGAGCAGATTCTTGACTCGGAAGCCATCTGGGCTGTGTTCTACAACGGCCAGCCTTTCAATCTCAAAAGCGGTAGTCTGATAGCCAGTTATCCAGGTCCAAAATATAAAAAGGTGTCATTTTCAAATCCAGGTCATGCACACAATCTAGCAAAGAAATTAAATCGACTGTTTAAGACCAAAGACTTTGCAGTTTACAAACTTACTTCTGGCGAAGAGATCAAATAACATGAACAAAGATGCCTATACCAAGGCGTTCTTGCAGGCAGCAGAAATACCAATCACTGAAAAAACAATCAAAGACTACAAAGCTGTGTGGTGGTGGAGTTTTAGAAACAAAGATCGAGGTGGTTTGAGATTAACCGAGCAGGCCTTGGAATTCATTGAAGAACATGCTAAAATAAAAACTTATAAAATAGAATTTCCTAAAGAATTTGCATTCACTCCACAGGTATTGCTTTGGTTAGACAATTATATCGATTCACCGTTCTTTGTCAACAAAAAACACATCATTGTAATGAAAGAAAAAGCTGCTTTTGAACTATATCTGCTCAGCGGCGATGTTCGCAAGTTGGGACATAATAGAGCCATGAACAAAAGACTTAGCCAAGAATCCACCCCCGAATAATCCCACTGTATAAATATTTTTACTATGTTCTACCTTAATCCCATGGATGTTTTACAACAGCGAAATTTGCGTACGATTGCTCCGCATTTTTCTACGTTCACCGTTACTGAAACTGAGTTGTTTAATGGCGTGGAAGATTGGGTTCGAACAAAGCTCAAAGGCAGATATTATATCTGTGCAAAACCTGCTGTAGATCGCAGCGGGAATCTTAGATCTTCATGTGTAATAGGATTTGAAGATCATCAAGAACTAACTTATTTCATGCTTGCATGTCCACACCTAAGGAGAACACAATGACAGAAGAAATCAATGAAACAACCAGCGCAGAACCCGTTGCTGAACAAGCAGCACCTGCGGCAGCTGCACCTGATTTAAATATCAGCGACCTACTAGCAGTAAAAAATATCATAGAAGTTGCTACTTCAAGAGGTGCGTTCAAAGCCGCCGAACTAGAAGCAGTGGGTAAAACTTTTAATAAATTAAACACTTTTCTAGAATCTGTATCTAAAAAGGAAGCCTAAATGCGAAGCCTAAAACACATAGGTAGAATTCAAAACACAGGAGTCAAAGTATTGGTGGTGTTTAGAACTCTTCCCGGAGAGTCAAATATGGCTCTAGTATTACCTGTAGCACAACTACCAGATCAGTATCATGACGCAATCATGACCTTGGTAGAAACTGATCAGGCACAAGATGCGTTTGAATTTGGCGAAATCATGCACATCCGTCTATTTCCAGATGGCAGACCTATGCTGAGAGCTATGCAAGCTGATGGTAGATTGATCAAAGTGCCTACGGATTCCGTAATGATGACTCCTACTACCAACGACACTGTGCTGTTAGCCAATCTCAACACATTAATCGCTGAACAGAAAAACTGCACTATCGACGATCTATGCAAATTTGTAGCAGGAGCACCATCAGCTAAGCCAGTGGTCAAAGATATAGCCACTGTCAACGATATGACGCCGGCAGTGGATTCAGATATTCCTGCTCCTATTAGAGCACAGGCTGACACAAACGCTGCACTGTCTGATCGTGATCTTGCTAAATCATATCGAAGCCAAGCAGATGCCATGTACAAAGAAGCAGCTAGACTACGCAAAGAAGCAGATAACTTAGATCCGGTTATTAAAAAGACCAAAAAGGTAGAAGACACTGTTGATGCCTAATCCCTTGTTCAAACCTCCGCGCCATCTTGTAAAAGAATGGCCGGAGGTTTTTGAAGATCTTTATATGAACACCATGCCTGTGGCCTATCTAGATTCAGTGAGATTAGATTTCACTGATGGCAGGGTATGGGAGATAGATGTTCGAACTGAATTAACCAAGCAATCTCCCGAGGGAATTGCAGAGATTCTGTTCAGCACTCTTCAGGAATATAAAGACGAAATCAAGAAAATTGATTTCAAAGTAGACATTGAGAAACTCAAAAAAGACATATTAGATTCAACTAAAACTATATTCTAGTATTTCCATAATGAATAACTAGATGTTCGTTTGAAATAAAAGTTCTCCAAGGGTCAATAACAATTGACCCTTTTTCTATTTTACAATATAGGGACTGAGATTCTTCAAACCCTCGGTATTCATATGTGACTTTTTTATTATGTGCCAGTAACACAACTCCATAACAACTGTCAACATTATTGTCGGTCAATGGGTCAATATATGTCGGCGAAAAACCCAGTTGTTCACAGTAATGACCAATTAATAAACTATAGCTGCCGTCACAATATTCAACCCCCGGTTTATACGCCTTACCGTGAATAAAAATATTCATTTTATTTTTATCAGCATGTTTGACTAATTCTTTAGCTACATTTTTTGCTTGAATTTCACGAGCATTCATAATACTATCAAATAGATCGTATCCTAGGTCCAGTTCTTGAGCCATGTAGCGCAACGCAATGTTATCTCTAGGATGACATCCACCGCCGTCACCCATGCCCGCTTTCATGTATTGTG